GCATCCGTTCCAGGACGACCCCTAGGTAGCGTTCGGTGGTGCGGGTGTCGGCGTGGCCTAGCATGGAACTGACTCGTTTCAGGGCACCATCGTAACCTTCACTTCGGAGCCTGTCGAATAAAGCCCTGGCCCCTGACCTTCTCAACGTATGGTTACCTAACCCTGACTGTGTGTAGCCGATGCCTGCCAGGGCACGCTTTACAGGCTCGTAGGAGTGGCTGAGAGGGCTTTTGGGCTTGATCTGCTGCCCTTTTAGGTCTGGCTCGGGGAAACCTGAGGCGTTGTCCCATGTCAGGGCTGGTTTGGTCATGGCTGGTGTGAGGTAGTCGGAGGGGGCTGGATCGCCCCAGGTGACGCGCCAATGGTTCAGCCAGGTCAGCATCTCCGACCGCAGCTCTGTGGTCATCGGCATCAGGTCAGACTGCTTCGTCTTAAGCCGGTACATGTTCACCGTATGGTCATCGAAGTTCAGATCCTGCACCCGCAGGTGCGCCACCTCTGACCCACGCAGGAACAGGAACAGACCTAGGGCCACTACTGCCCTGTCTCGTGGGCTGGGTGCTGCATCTAGCAGGGCCGGGAACTGTTCGACAGGGATGCGCAGTTGATCCTCTTCCGGAACAGTCAGGTTGCGCCAGCCTTCCGTCGGGTCGTAGCCCCTATCCAGGTAGCGGTGGCTTTGTGCCCACCGCACGAAATTGCGGGTGCTGTTCAGGTACAGGTTCCTGGTGGACTCTGACCAGTCGTTGCGTGTAAACATGTCCTCAATGTGGATTGGATGCAACTTACTGACAGGTATGTCCCCTGTTACTTCACTGAGCCTGCGCACTGCTTGGCAATGATTCTTCACTGTCCTAGGTGCCAGCCCTTTAGCTTGCAGGCTGCGCTCAAAAGCGTTGATAGCTGGGAACATTGTGGGGATGGGTTGCTTCATTGGTTGCTCCTACTGGTGTGTGGACTTGTGCTGTGCCAACGGTGCGACTCTAGCTTGAGTAACATTACATTGTCAAACCAATGCTAACTCGGGTTCAAGTCCCCCCTCGGACACAGGGCCTACTCTACCATGCCAAAAACCCTTACGTACCAACGGTTTTTCGCCCTGTCCAAAATGTCCGATAGTCCTTCGTTTGTAAATCCCTGAATGAAACATGAACACTCTAAGACTATGATTGACAATGCGCAGGCATTGTGCGGTATAGTCCCACTGTCACAACAAGCACAAGGAGAAAGCAATGGCTCGGGAACAAATACTGCCCGACAAAAATAAGCTCCAAAAGTACGTCCAACGGGGGATGACTCACCAGGAGATCGCTGATCTGGTCACCGAAGAAACGGGGACCAAGGTGGGAAGGAGTGCCGTGAGCGTGGCATTGCACCGATACGGACTAGCCAAAGACGCACCCCGATACAAGGAGTACCTGCCGTGGCGGGTTAAGACAGAGCATGTGCGGGCCTACCCTGCCCGCATGTTGCGGCTGATGGGACGCAAAGCAGCAGGCAGAGACATGACAGATGTGGATGCGAAGCTGTTAGAGAACTGGCTGGACATGCTGAACAGGGAGAACCTGATTGTGGCTTATGACCCTGACGATGAGCAGGGATTCCACTACATAGATGCTCAGTTCAAAGACGGCCACGGGGTAGCTCCTATCAGAACTAAAACAATCAAACTGTAACTATCTTGTATTGGGGCTCATTAACATTCGCCCCCTGCCGGAGCCCTGAACTAGGAAAGCCCCCCCTACCCCCCCAAGCAACACTTGGGTGGTTCGGGGGGAGCGATCCGGCATCTGCCGTCACCCGTCTACTGAGGTTCCGCCCCCACGGCTCACGCCGCCCGGATACAGTAACCTGTACCTGTCAATCCAGCAACACCCTGCATCTCCGGCGTGTCAGGTGTGTCGGGTCTTGACAAGTTAAGACCGGTCATGAACAATATTCACATGGCAGTAGCAGTCACCGATCATGACCTACTCAGCACCCTGATCGCCCATCACAGCGACGACCCCTGCGGGGAGCTTGACCTGTATTTGGATGATCTGGATTCTTTCGGGATCTTCGACGGTGTGCATGAACGATCGTGCGGCGGTGGCACATGCAAGGCAGTAATCATCCGATACGGCCAGACAGCCGTACTACCGAAAGTGGCACCGATCTATGAGTGATCCCAGCATGATCCTCCCTGAGCCTGTGAAACCAGGACACATCTCCTTCAGCAGTCTCAACACATTCACCGACTGCAACTACAAGTGGCTACTCACGAGAGTCGAACAAGTACCGGAAGCCAAGTCATTTGCCCTACCGGCAGGCTCAGCGTTCCACCACGCTTGCGACACCTACGACCTAGAGATCATCAAGTCTCAGGAGGTGCCTTTCTGATGGTGTACCACGACGCACTCATGACAGCGCACGCTGCGTTTCTAGAGGACTTCCAAACCAGACTGATCCAGGAAGAACCTTCCGCTGGCTGGAAGTCTAGTGGCCGGAAAACTAAGGCCCTGCCTAGCGGTGAGGACGATCAGTTCTGGATCACGAAAGGGCCAGAGCTGGTGGACGGGTACGCCAAGTGGCGTGAAAAGAACCCACACCTGCAACCGTGGGTGGCACCGAACGGGCAGCCCGGTATCGAACTTGGCTTCAACATTGCCGTCCCCGGAACTGACGTTCTCCTGCGCGGCTACGTGGATCGCGTGTTCCAAGACAACAACAACGGCAGCCTCCTGATCGTGGACTTGAAGAGTGGTGCTCGCAGTCAAACATCTGACCTGCAACTGCACTTCTACCGGATCGGTTTGCGTCACGCTCTAGGTGTGGACATTGCCTACGGTGCCTACTACAACGCCCGCAAAGGTGAGCTGGATGGCATCAGCGAACTGACACAGTTCCCTGAAGAGCGTGTGTTCCGTTGGGTCAGGAACATGCTCAAGACTATTGAGCTGAACCTGCTCGTACCCAGCGTCGGCATGTCCTGCTCCTGGTGCGGTGTCAAAGATTTCTGCCCCCAATGGGTAGACACGATGCCTGACTTCGACAGCCAAAACGATCTTTTACCGTAGGCTAAGTAACATTCACCTGATAGGAAAGAGGTAAGTAATGGCAGGCAATCACGCTTTCAGCGTTAGCGAAAACTTCTGCTACGTCGGAGGTGACACACCGCAGGAACTGTTCGAACGATTGACACAGTTCAATCAGTTCCCTGGCATGGCTGAGCAGATTAACCAGTTCAGCAAAGTCACCAGCGGTCAAGCATCCCCAATGCAGCAGGCCGTGGAAACGGTGCAGCAGCAGATGGGTGGTCAAGTCATTGACTCCTACCCCACTCCCCCGCCAGCTGCACCCACTCCCCCCGCACCGGCACAGTCGGATTGGGGTCAGCAGGCAGCCGCACCCGCACCGACAGTGAACACAGCCCCACCCACTTGTGCCCACGGGCCACGCAACGCAGTGGCTAAGGATTGGTGGAAGGCATGGTTCTGCTCTGGGCCTCGTGACATGCCGCAGGATCAAAAGTGCAAGCCAGTGTTCCTGCCTGCACCCGGTAAGCCAGGCCACAACCCGCAAGAGTGGGCAGCGTTCCCGGCGGTGGCGAAGTGAATCCACCATTCCGAACCTGGCACGCATACAACGAGGAAACGAAACTGATTTGTTTCGCTGCCGAAAACCAAACCCAACTGTTTACACAAGTCAGTTTGTGGGTTGCTCAGCATGAACATGAAGGCTGGTTCTTTGAGATGGGTGGCGTGGAGTTCGATCCCTTCAAAGACGACTTGCCGTTCGCAACCAACCTGTACGCCCACCGATAGAAGGCAGGCATGGAGACACTACATAAGGCCGTCCTGCTGGACGATCACAGTGGTGAGCCGATCCCCATGCCGTTCAAGTCATGGACAGCAGCTGGGATCGCGTTCACTCGCGGGGATCTCAGCATGGTCGCTGGCCCACCAGGGTCAGGTAAGTCCACGGTTGCTTTAAACATAGCTGTCGGTGGGAAAGTTCCCACTCTCTACTTCTCAGCCGACAGCAGCAAAGCAACACAGTCCATTCGGATCGTGGCGATGGTGACAGGTCAATCCATGACCAGTATGCGTGGCCACATTGACGCTATGGGCCGTGACTTCTGGGCGCAAGATTGGGTGCAGGACGCGCTCATGCAGGCCAGCCACATCAAGTTCGTGTGGGATGGGCAGCCAACACTCAAGACGTTAGACAACGCGCTTGACATTTATGCGATGACGCAAGGTGACTACCCCACCATGATCGTGTTGGACAACGCGATTGACTTCGCGCACGACGACGGTGACGAGTGGGGTTCGTTGCGTTCCTTGATGCGTGAGTTCAAGCTCACTTGTCGGGAACACAACATTGCTGGTTTAACGTTGCATCACACGAGCGAAGCTGTGCAAGGCAACCCTTGTCCACCGTTGTTCGCTGTCGCAGGGAAGATCAACCAAACCCCAGCAACCGTGGTCACTATCGGCCCAGCTACTGAAGGTTTCCTACCGACTGCTGCTGTGAAGAACCGTAACGGTAAAGCCAGCCGTGGTGGCACCGATCCCGTTTATCTTGAATATCACCCTGACTTGGCTCTCATCAGGGATTGGCAGGGCATCTCATGAGCGCAGCTAACAAAGCCAAGGGAACAAAATGGGAACGGGATGTTGTGGAGTACCTGACTCCCGTGTTCGAAACCACCCGACTGCCTAGGACTGGTGCGAAAGACGAAGGCGATGCGGAAGTACGCATCAAAGACTACCTGCGTCTAGTACTGGAAGCGAAAGCAGTGAAGGCAATCAACCTTGCTGACTTTGTGGATCAGGCTGTGCTTGAGGCTGGTCACCGGGAGGACAGGACAGGGGTACCCACATGGGGTGCAGCTGTTATCAAACGCCGCAACAAATCAGTGGGCGATGGTTACGTCGTGTTCAGCCTAGAAGAGTTCCGCGAGTTCCTGGTGGCGGTAGCCGGATGAGCGACTACGACATACCCATCTGGCCTGTCCTTGAACATTACGGATGGGATCTACCACCGGAACGCAGCGGCTGGCAGAAAACCAAGTGCGGGGCGCACGACGACAGTGTTGCTTCAGCTTCAGTGAACAGTGATGTAAACGCAGTGAACTGTTTGGCCTGCGGGTACAGCGGAGACACCATCAAAGTGGTGATGCAGAATGAAAGTTTGGAGTTTAGGGATGCAGTTGCTAGAGCAAGCGAGATCGTTGAGGGTGCTGGCCGAAAGGTACGCACAGAGTCTGGATCTCGCCGGGGAGTTCCTGCAAGCAAGAGGGATCAACAGAGCAGCCGCCGTTACCAGCCTCCTAGGAGTCGTCACGGCAGAGAACGCAGCACCCGAGCATGAAGCCTACGTGGGCAGGCTCTCTATTCCTTACCTCACTCCTGCGGGGGTTGCTCAACTGCGATTTCGGTCTCTTGCAGGACAGGAACCCAAGTACCTGGGTGTACCGGGGCAATCCCCAACCATGTTCCAAGTCGAAGCTCTCTCCGCACCGGGAGAAACCATCGTGATTACTGAAGGTGAACTGGATGCGCTGGTGCTGTACCGGGAGTGCGGCATCCCAGCAGTGGGTATCCCTGGTGCGCAGGTTTATCAAGACCATTGGTGGCGCGCCTTCAACGATTTCCCTCGCGTGGTTGTGATGACTGACAGCGATCAGGCTGGGAAGGATCTGGCTAACAAGCTGGCCAGCTCCATTCAACAATCGAAAGTTGTGCATCTGCCCGATGGGATGGATGTAAACGACTTCTACCTCGCGCATGGGGTGGATGCAATAAGGGAGAAGGTGCTGGTATGAGCATGACCCGAATACTGCGACACCCAGCGGTCACCAAGTACGGCAGTGGTGTGAGCAGTGCCGATCTTGCTGACTTCGTGCAGCTGGTGTCTGACACGGCAGCGTTGCGTGTGCTGCGACAGGGCGACGCTGAATATGGTGGTGAGATACAAGCCTTTGAGTTGAAAGACAATCCTGCGTTTGCGCAGGACATAGCTGAAGAGCTGCTGGACACCGTGAACTATGTGGTGATGACGTTGGCTCGCACGCTGCACAGCATCCAAGAGATAGGTGCAACGGAGCTGTCTCAGGCGTACAACCGTGGCTGGGAGGACGGCGAAGAGTACGTGTTGGACTCCCTGGTGGACAAGGTGAGGGGTCGAACATGATCCGTCACGTAGTAGTCAGTGATCTGCAATGCCCGTATCAGGATCAGAAGGCAGTGAACGCTGTCGCTGATTTCATTCAAGAGTGGCAGCCGGACAGTGTGTTGTGTGTGGGTGATGAGGCTGACCTGCCCCAGATCTCCCGATGGACGCAAGGTACTGCGGGTGAGTGGACGAAAGACCTTGACCATCATCGTAACGTCACAGTGTCAGTGTTGCAGCAGTTGGGTGTGACTGACCTGTCTCGCAGCAATCATGGTGACAGGTTGTGGAACAGCATCAGCCGCAGGCTGCCTGGCCTGATCGGTGTGCCTGAGCTGGACTATTCAGAGTTCTTCAAGCATGACGAGCTGGGTATCACGTTCCATTCGAAACCGTTTGAGTTCGCCCCCGGCTGGGTGCTGGCTCACGGGGACGAGGGTGGCGTGAGTAAGAACGCTGGCACTACTGCCATCAACCTTGCCCGCAAGTTCGGTAAGTCCACGCTGATAGGTCACACGCACCGGATGGGCATGGTCAGTGAATCCCAGATGCTGTCGGGGAAGATCACTAACTCTCTGACGGGTGTTGAGGTTGGTCATTTGATTAACACTCGCTCCCCTGGCATGGCCTACACCCGTGGCAGTGCGAACTGGCAAAAAGGTTTCGGGCTGGTGTACGTGGATGGGAAAAAGGTTACGCCCGTTCTTGTGCCGATCATCGGCAACGCTTTCACGGTCGAAGGGGTGACGTACCGATGGACTTAACCGCTACTGAATACCGCAGCGTTACTGCTGGTGCGAAGCGTGCGTTTAAAGCAGGCCGTGAACTGCTGCCACTTGAGGATCTGAAACAAGAAGCCCTCGTGTGGCTGATGGAACGGCCAGCCCTGGTGGAACGTTGGCGGGAAGAGAACACGAGCAGCCGCAAGATACGCACCGTCGCCTACCGGGTGGGTGTTGAGGCTGTGCGCAGGGAGCAGCGGCAGACAGGTCAAACGCACCGTAGGGATCAGTGGCAGGCTGATGTTGGCTTGCTGGAAGAGCTACTGCCTGAAGCTGTGGCTGGCCCTGAAGCGTGGACGAGTGCCAATCAGACTCCCCCAGATGAGGTGAAGCGTGGACGCACTAGCCCAGCGGAAGGCAACAACTTCCTTGCGTTGATGGCCGATGTTTCCGGTGCTTTCGACAGCCTGAATGATGAGCAGAAGTTTGTGTTGCGTGCCCTCGTGGTTGGTGAATACACGCAAGAAGGATTAGCTGACGAGATGGAGCTGGATAGGTCAGCTGTTCGTCGCATCAAGAAGCGTGCTTTAAACGACATGCTTGATTTCCTTGGTGGTTTGGGTTTCAGTCATAAAAGGAACGGCCATGCGTGACCGGATGGCAACAGTGGAGTCCCTGTATGGGCAGCCTTGCACTGAGGATCACACATCCCTAGGCCCCATGACTGAGTGCCTGTGCGGCTCAACCCTGTTCATTACTGCTGTCTGGCTGGACGAGAATCGGGAGATAGGGGGCTGGTTTGTGGACGGCAAATGTTTGGGCTGCGGCGCAGCCGTACTCGTGGCAACCCCGGCTGATGTGACGTATCTGGATGACGAAGGGCGGGTGCAACACAAATGATACTGGATGCAGTATTAGTAACAGCCCTGTACCTGGGCAGTCGGGACATACCAGAGTTCCCTATCCCTACCCACTATCAGGAGTATGCAGAGTGCGTGGCGATGCGTGAGTCCAGTGGCTCACCGTTCGCAGTGAACCCGACGGGCAAGTATCGGGGCAAGTACCAGTTCAATGACGAGCTTGCCGATGGCACGACCTATCACATTAAAGATTGGGTTAAGACCTGGCACCCGAAGCCGAAGAAGTATCTGGCTGCCCTGCGTAGGCAGCCGATGAACAAGTGGCCTGAGCCTGTTCAGGATGCGGCGTTTGTGGCTGTGCTAGATGGGCACGATCAAGAAAAACGATGGGCTGGTAAGGCTCACTTTGCTGGTGGAAGGTGGTATTGCTAATGGAGATCAAAGTTGAGGGCAGCGTCACGATCAGTGCCCCTGTTCGTACTGTCGGTGACCTGAAAGAACTCGTCCACTACCTGATGATGTATCGGGTCAGTGAGGAAGCGATGGTGGATTACGGAACGGGGAACGTTTACATCCTCCCTCTTGGTGAGGACTTCGTAAAGACTGTGCCGATTGAGTGCGGGGATCACCTGTCTGGTGATGCGAAGTGGGATTGGCTGATCGAAAGCCACCAGCATCCCGAGCTGGATAGGGAAGAGCGTCAGGTTTGCGGTGGCTGCGGTATCAGCAGCGACCATGATGACTTTGGTTTCGCTGCCACCTGGAAGTGGATCGAAAGCAAGGCTGACTACGACACGTTCTGCGAACCTTGCGCCGCTGACCGTGACCGTGATGAGCGCATCCGTGAAGCCTTGGTGAATCACCAGCCAGCCAACTTCGAAGAGGCTCGTGAAGTTATTGAGACTGTGAAGGATGAATGGCGTGGGCCTGGATACAAGTAAGAAATGCAAGCCTGTCTATGTCCTGTTTCGTGAACGAATGGTGTGTAAACAATGCGGTCGGGAGGAATACAAGCATGACTAAATGGTGTGAACGCTGCGGTTCAGATACGGAACCAGCGAACGGTTACGTTGTTAGGTGCATCAACTATCAGGACTGCGGTCGGTATCAGCAGATTGAGCTGCCCAAGTCACCCAGACGCAAGAGACGCAGCAAGTGAGTCATCAACCAAGTATTCATTCTTGAGCCACTCCGGTGCATCTTTGTAGTCGTAATCCTTTTCCATTTCCCAAGCATGACTCCAAGCATCTGCGTCAAAGGTTGGCGACACTGGCCACCTTAGGCGTGACATGACAATTTCGTGCATTTCCATTTGCTCGCATATTGCGTATCTAAGTTGAGGGCCAAACTCTTGTAGATCTTCTGCGCCGTACATAATTTTTTTGAGATACGAGCCATAGCGCGAACGGATCTTTTTGTGGCAGAACTTCCTTCTATCCTGAACATCTGGTATCCACAAATCACCAAGGAAAACGCTGTTGCACTCCATGCACGAGGGAACCGTTGGAACCCTTCTGCGATCAGCCTCTCCCGACCAATTCCTAGGTAGCAGGTGATCCTGATGTTGAGCAAACAGCCCACAATATACGCACGACTCAGATGGATAATCGGGATAGACATAAGTTACCGTCATGCGATCAAGCCATGTCATCATCATCATCTCCTTTACAGGTGAAGGTTACACCATCGTTAGCAGTAATCAGTTGCACTACACCGGCACGACAGTCCCGATGCCATCCGACTACCTCATGCCCAATGCTTTTCAGTGCCTGGTTCCTGGTAAGGAATGGCCCGAAGGGCTGGGGCTTGCTGGCATCCTGACCCACCCAAACCAGCCACAGTTCCCTAGCAAGGAACAGCTCAACTGCTTGTGTAAACACAGCACTAGCTAGTTCCTCAACGTCATCCCATTCCTGATCCAGCAGGGCAGTCAAAGCTTCACGTTCATTCTTTCTGATCCTCACGCTGCTGCCTCTTCCTCTTCCAGATCAGCGAACATTGCCTCTACCTCCCACTGCGTAAAGCCCTGCTCACGCATGGCCGCATCCAGATCCCAACCGTCATCAACCATTGACAGGATGCGATCTGCAATGGGCTTCCAATCGGCCCACCGCGGCACACTGTTGTCGCCCCAGCCACGAGGGTCATTGCCTGTCAGTCTGGCTACGATCTTGCGGTACTTCCTCTCACGGGTCTTGGTGCCTTCACTGCCCCACACTCCATGCGGTTCAGCCATGCCCACCACCCGGCACTCCCGGATGTAGGCACAAGCCAGGCAGATGGCTTTCGCTTCATTGGCGTTACGTCCAGCCTCCGGGAACCACAGGTTCGTGTCCTTGGTTCGGCAAGCGGCTGTCTCAAACATCATTCCTCCTTTAGAAAACTAGAAACAGTAAGCTGAATGGGATGGCTGCGACGGTTGCGAAAGAGACAGCAACCACGGGGAACCACACCCGCATAAAGCGTTGGATCGTTTCGTTCTCACCGACAGTGGTGGACACCAGCCACCACACCAGCAGGAACCCGGTGATCCAGAGGATTGTGTAAACCAGTTCCATCATGTTCCTTTCAGATAGTGGAGAAAGGCCCAGCCCCTCTGTCTGGGCTGGGCCTCTCCGTACAACTAGCCCCAGGCTTCCCCTCCTGATTGGGCTAGAGGTCTATCCCCACAACCTGCTAGTGGCCAACGCTCAGGTAGAACCACCAGCACCCTCTATTGTGGGGCATTGACTGTGCATTGTCAAGGGCTAGTTACTTTGTGTCGCAAAGAAATAGATGCTGACTGCTGCTGCACCCAGCACGAGCCACGCCATGAGGTTCGTCATGCTGCCACCTTGCTCTCTCTCATGCGGGCCACCATCCGGGCAGCCTCAAGCCAGCGTTGATGCAGGACAGTCGTGTTCACTGGCTGACCAGCGATCATCATGCCTTGCAGTAGGCCACACAGGTAAGCCCCATGCAGTACGTCGTACCCTTTCGACTTGTCGGGCATGGCCCTGGCAGCCTCAATCGTCAGAGTGTCTAACTCGTTGATCGTTGCCGTGACCTGCTCATACGATAGTTGTGACATGTTACTTACTCCTTTGCGTGATGCGTCGCTGGCCGAACCTGGGCTTCTCCGTCAATACTTCAGGTCGTGTAAACGCTAGGTCACCGTCTTGTCTTGGCACATACCAAAGGCCTGTCTCTTTGTGATAGGCCACAACCACGTTGCCCTCTTGCAGTGCAGCCAGCCAGGACAGCAACCCTTCCTGCTCACCGTCAGTCAAGGTGAGGCCACGTTCACGACGAGCCAACCGACGCAGCATCTGTAACGGCCATTGTGTATTCCATTTAGCCGTCACCCCCCACGGGATAACGTCGTCGTAGCGTGGCTTCTCCCCCACTTCACCAGCTCTATGCAGGGCCACACTCACAGCACTGCGACTGACAGGCACACCTTCTTGCTGGCTGATCCGTTCAGCTATCTGCTTATGCGTGAGCCCTTCCTCGTCCCGCCACTTGATTAGTGTCGGCAAGCTGGGCAGTTTCTGTTTCGCTGCCATTACTCTCCTTCCTACACTCGCATTGGCAGTGCCACTCCTTCGTGACACCGTTCTTGTCTCGCTTACCTTCGTAGTGGGTGACCCGGACGAACACAACACAGTCGTCATGCTGCCCGGTGTCACACCATCCACACCTACTCACAGCTCGTTACCGTTCTCGTCCTGCCAGATCAGGTCGTGGCGGGATGGTGGCTCACGAAAGTCATCCTCAATGCAGTCTCGGATGTAGTCATAGACAAGGCTTTCGGTGATCTCATCGTCCGACCAGCCAAGGTCTTTCAGGCTCTCCACAATCTCATCTACATTGTAGCCGATAGTGTGCATCACGTTCACCCTCTTGGGCATGTTGCTCATGTTACTCATCCTTTCGTTTGTTAGGTTACTGTGTTTACACGTACTCACAACTCGTCGTCACGCTGGTCAATGAGAATGGTCAGCGCATCACGCAACTCAATAGCGTCAGCGATAGTCATGTCAGGCCAGGTGTGATTACTCATGTTTCCTCTAGTGTGTGTCAGTTCGATGAGGGGAACATCAGCCTCATGATCGAACTTCTTGTTGGCCTTCGCAAAGGAGCGGCCATGGCCATCCCCCTTTTCCATCAAACGGATGGATGCTTCCTGCAACTTCATGCTTCCTTACCTTTCTCTTGTTGGGTTACTGTGTTTACACGTACTCGCCGTCGGCAGTGAACTCAAAGCCGTTGTCCTCAGCAAGCGCAGCCAACTGATCCTCATGCTCAAACCACATGATCTCTTGCTCAAGTGCGCGGGTTAGCCAAGCTTCCACTGCATTGGCGAAGGCTCTGACAGTCTCAAACACCTCAGGCTCATCGTCCTCATCCACTATCTCCCACACTCCGTACTCGTTCATACGAGTCAGGTCAATGCGGTCAGGTGTAGGGAAGTAGCCACTCTGGTCGTGCTTGATACGAACCTCATAGTCCCCATCCAGGTCAAGGGTGGGTGCGCCTTGCATGTCGTTGTTCACATCTGAACTGTGGAACTGCACACGAAACCCGACATGCCTGCGCTGGTCGAAGCCAGACCAGGAAGTGATGGTCACATCTGCCGCTAGGCACAACAGATATTCCAGGTCGTTTGTTAGTGACTCTGTAATCATCTCTTCGTGCCATGCCATGCCACGCAGGTATTCTGTTGCGTTGTCTTTCGCCCGACTGTCCACCTCGTCAGAGTCCATCAACTCTTGGTACGTGTAAACAGTGCGCGTGATTGTTTCCGTTCTCATGCTTCCTCCCTCTCTGTCTTTTCACTTTCCATTGCCCGGTTCAGGGTGGCCCTTAGGCGCAGCCCATACAACCCGATCAGTGCTTTGATCCGATCCCTCTCCACCTTGGGGATGTTCTCGCCAGCTGGCTCGTCACCCTGAACCAACTCCAAGTCATGAACCTTCACCGTTCCCCGTACATCCAGCAGGTCAGTAGCCTCGAAGAACCATTCAGCTTGCAAGTCGTCCAGGTATGCGCCCGCTACCGTGGCGCGGAACTCTATGAGGCCATACCACCCAGGGGGTGACATAGCTTCAGCGTGCGTCAATGCGATTGTCATTGCCTTACCTTTCTGTTGATTGTTCACTCACCATACTACAATACATTCACTGTGTCAAGTTACTAACCGTAGATACTTTGACCAAACACTGCACACTGCACCACCAAGTCACCCAGCACAGCATCCATGTCAGCCTCACCCAAAACCCAATCCGTCAAGGACAAACCCGTCAAAGGATCAACCACACCCTTGTCAATGGCGATCTGCAAACCTTTAGCCAGGTCAGCCACAGTCAGGCGCATGGTGATCGGCACTTCCACACCCAGCTCATCATCAGGGTCATCAACCTCAACACCCAGCCGGGAAGCCATGATGAAAGTTTCCTGATACCAGGGCATAGTGCCGAAACCACTGCTGGTCACTGCGTCCCACAGTTTCTGATCGTCCACTTCCACTGTCACTTTAGACATCGTTTACACCCTCTCTAGTTTCGTTTCTGGCAGATACAAAAGGTCACCATCAACCATCACCTCATACAAGGGATGGTAGACAAGCCTTCCGATTACCTTTCCTTCCTTGCCCGTCCACGGGTTACCCTCGGCCAGCCGGACAATCACTCGGTCACCCTTCACAATGCTGCTCATCGTTTACACACTCCAATCCATGAACTTGATCTTGCCTTCACTAACCCAACGCTCACCGAACCCGTTGATCGGTTCGATGAGGAAGTCAAACGACCCAAACCTGTGCCTCGTGTCCTTGATAGACACAGGTACAGACAGTGTGCCGTCCACTTGATACTGCGCATCTGTCCTGCCAACCATGCTGGCAGCCTCAACTACTGTCATCGTTTACACCTTCCAATCGTTATCACTGTCGTGAATGATCGCCGTAGTTCAGGAACGCATCGCAGTCAGAGCAAAGAACGTTCGGATGATCCGAACCTGGCCCGAACCTAACCCGTGCGCTGCGTTCCTCCTCGCCGCAGTAGTCGCACTCAATCATTGCGTTTACACCTTACCTTCCACTTGTATTGTTACCATCAGCCAACAGTTACCATGCCGTAGCACTCAACATCCGGGCAGCGCAACCCACTCGCAGCATCCAGCCACTTAGCCGTAGTGCGATACACAAACCCACAGTCCTGGCACTCACACTTGATCATGCGGGTACCTTGCTTCTTGATACTCGCAGCATCCAGCCCAGCGTGCGGGTACTCCCCCAGCACTTCCACTATCTGCTCAAGGTCAGTGCGCAGATCCTCGCCCGCATCGGTAGCCGTCAGTTTCCCTTCCAAGCCAACAGCCCGCGCCACCTTCCCGAACTCCTTACCGTGACCACTACCCACGGGCAGGTAGGCATGGCACAACTCATGCACCAGCACATCCAGCACCTTGATTGGGTCAGTCAGTTTCGGATGGATGAACAGTTGCGGAATACCGTCCTCGCTCATGTAGTGGCATTGCCCAATCGTTGTGCGCAGACTTCCACGCCCAGCTGGGAATCCCACACTCACCCTTACAGGGTTGCGCTCTGCCACTCCATCGAACAGTGGTGCTACCAATTCTGTGGCAGCCATTAGCCATTCCTCACGAGTCATCGTTTACACCCTTTCCTACGTAGTTGGGGTTAGGTATCCATTGGATACTGCACTTGCAGTACCAAGCGTTCCCACACTTGCACTTGCTTTCCCATGTCTCGCCAACTTTCAGCGAACCGTCAGCGTTCGGCATCGTTTACACCCTTTCTTGTTGTGGCACTGCCACGTAGTCGTAACGTTCACCGGCTAGTTGCGTGTCGCAGCCAGAGCAGTGCGACCCAAAGTGCGCTTGAGTGCTGGGGCTATCGCAGCCATTGCAGTCGTAGCCATGCTCACAAGGCAGACTGCCGATTAGCCAGCCTTGCAACTTTGCCAGCGGCTCAGCGTCCGGCTCTTCATCGAACGGCGCGCCGTAGGCATCGGTAGTGATGCACGCTTCACACAACGTCACTTCCACTTGCTCACTCATTGTCACGTTACCTTCCCTCATGATTGGAACAACTCCACTAATACATCGAACAACTCCGCAGCGAACTCCTCCCGGAACCCCGGAATACTCGCACTCTCACTAGCCCAATTAGCATCCACCCAGAAGGCAGTGCCGTTAGTCCATAGCCACGCAGTAGGCCCGCCGAAGGCAATCATTACCCCGGCCCGGCGAACTTCCGGCTTGCCCTCGTGCTTACTCACTACCCACTGAAAGTCCAGCCCTCCCTCAAGGTAGTCGTAGATATCCTCAGGAGGGTTAGCTTCCAACCCTTCCACGATCTCCACCGCGTAATTCTTTGCACTTGCTTCACTCATGTCGTTACTCTCCCACACTTTCCTATCGTTGTCAAGTTACTTTAGAAACTTGCGGGCACCAAACTCCCACGTACCCAAGCACTCCCGGTCAGGGTTACGCTTTTCCTCGCGATCCTCAAGGACTCGCAACACTGCCCACATTATTGCTGCCCACAATCCAGCTATCCCGCCGAACAGTGCCAGCCCGGCCAGCAAAGCTGGCCACCACTGCATGAACTCACTCACGGTTACCATCCTTTATCGTTGTGTTTACACACTACCATAGTAGTCTGCCATTGTCAAGTCACCACGACTTAGAAGTCAGCCATGCGGATTGTTCCCGCAGACTTCCTTTCCGCATCATGATCAGTACGTACGAACCTACGGATAGGCGCGTCATCATCCACCACGGCAGGCTGCACCAGATTGCTAGTAGCATCCACCACTTCCTTGCGAGTGCGCTTAGCCTTAGGCCTACTGCCGTAGGCCGGGTAGTAACCCGTGACTGACGAACCACTACGTAACCCATAGTTACGCGCTGGCCGCGCCGCAGGCACCCTAGCTAGGTCAGTGGGCGTGCCACTGCCGTACACACTCGCGCTAGTTGCGCGAGACATTACGTACTCCTTTCGATCCAGCTTGCCTTGCCTAACTTGTAGAAACTACTTTACCATCTTTCATTGTGTCTGTCAAGTTACTGACAGATATTTAGTTATGTCTTGCGTCACACTTCCTTGCTTGCCACCACTTCGGCAGTTTCTAGCCTTCCGCTAGTCTCCTTCGGTGACAGTGGAAACACTACGGCACAACACTGTCAGAGTCAAGTTACATACTGGGACAAATCGGACATGATTAGTGTGATCTACACCACATCATCCAGCACCCACAGATAGTCCAATCTTGGATAGTCCAATGTTGGATTACTTGACGTCAAGATATGAGACCCTCAACTACCTTCCCTTTCCTGCCTTTCCTACCAACTTAGTAGGGAATGAACTAAGCTAGCTGCCTATACAGTCTGTCTAGTCGGGCTTAGGTGAGGCTTACCTAATACAGACTGTACCCATAGTCCACTGTCCGAAGGGTTAGGGTAGGCTACCCTTAGAAAGTTTCGTCGTGGGGAGATATGCACCCTATGTCCGTTTCGTCACGATTGTCCGGTATGTCCGTTTGACCCACCCTTTTTTAGCCAGCGCGCACCTTTATACACACACTCCCCCGTAATTTGCGGCAGTGTTTCCTGTCTTGAGCTGTGTTGCTTGTTTCTGGCTGTTTTGGCTGGTTAGAACCCTACCAGGGGGTTTTATGTCGCAGTTCTGTCACAGTTTGCTGTTTTGTGAACTATTTTGAACCGACACGCCGTACTGGTTGGCCCTCATTATTAGTTAGAAGCTAATTTTATTTTGTACCGGCTGGGCGGTGCTGGCGGTACTATACAGCCCTCTCGTTGGTCGGGCTGTTTGTTCTGTACCCCTCCCTAGTTTTGATCGGTCGGGGTTTGTACCTGTCAGTAACCGAAGAAAAATTGTTTAAACTTTTTTTAGATAACTAGACCAGGGCCTCTCTTTGGTCGGCCCTTATATATAAGTAGAGGGTGTTTTTCTAGCCGAAGCTGTTTATACCTGTGCAGCCTTCGCTCTCGTTGTTCGCTCAGGCTGCCTATACCGGGGCCTGTGATTTGTCCTGTTTATTTTCCTGGTTGGAGTGTGCTGTGCCTACTGCTTCTAAGAAGCGCGGTAACCGTCTGGGGACGGGTGCTGGTGGTGTTTCGAAGGGTCGTAAGGCTGACGGCAGGACGATGGCTGAGGTGAAGCAGGAGTTCTTGGAGCTGATTCATGAGGGCTACCGGATTCCTGAGGCTTTGCAGAAGGTTGATCGGCGTAGGGCTACGTATGAGGGGTGGCGTAGGAACGATCCTGAGTTTGTCCGAGAAATGGACCGACTGCGCAAGTTACATACGGTGCGGTTTGAACCAGCTGAGCAGATGACCTTCCCGGACTTCTCCCGGAAGTACCTGGGTGCTGAGGTGTTCCCGCACACGCAGAACGTCGTGGACATGATCGAAGGCAATGATCCTTCTTGGCTGCATCCGAGTATGGATTTTGAGAAGGGTGAGCCGGATCTGGTGATGGTGAACATGCCACCGGAGCACGGCAAGTCATCAGCTATCACCATCAACTATGTGACGTACCGGATTGCGATGGACCCGAACATTCGGGTGATTATCGTGTCTAAGACGCAGACGATGGCCCGGAAGTTCTTGTATGCGATCAAGACCCGCCTGACGCACCCGAAGTTCACGGACATGCATGTGGCGTACGGCCCGCAGGGCGGCTATGACAAGAACTCAGAGTCCTGGTCAGCTGACCGTATCTATATCAGTGCGGATTCGCGGGATAGTGGGGAGAAGGACCCCACGGTGGAGGCGTTGGGTATCGGTTCGCACATTTATGGTGCCCGCGCTGACTTGATTGTGGTGGATGACGCGGTTGATACATCCAACGCCCACCAGTTCGATAAACATATTGACTGGTTGCAGGGCGAAGTAATGTCCCGTATCGCCGCTACCGGTTCCATGCTGATCGTCGGCACCCGTTTGGCGAGTCGTGACTTGTATCTGGAACTGCGTGACCCGATGCGGTACCCGGATGAGAAGTCTCCGTGGTCGTATCTTTCGATGCCAGCGGTGTTGGAGTACGCGGATCATGCGAAAGATTGGGTGACTTTGTGGCCCAGAAGCAACATGCCGGAGGCCGGTGACCGTCTAGCGGTACCGGATGAGGACGGTTTGTACCCGAAATGGGATGGGCCACGGTTGTCGAAGAAACGTAACCGTGTGTCCCCGAGGGCTTGGGCGTTGATTTACCAGCAGCAGCAAGTCAGTGAGGACATGATCTTCACCCCGGAGATGGTGCGTGGCTGCGTGAATCAGGCCAGGAACGCTGGCCGCATCCGTGACGGGTTCCCAGGGAACCGCAAAGGCGGCATGAACGGGCTAGTGGTTGTTGCTGGGTTGGACCCTGCTACGACGGGTACGACAGCTGCGGTGGTCGCTGGCCTTGATCCGGTCACACATAAACGGTATGTGCTGGATATGCGTAATAAGGCTGGTATGCGTCCGGAAGAGCTGAAGGACATGATCCTGGAACTCACGGACACGTACAAGATCATTGAGTGGCGTATCGAACATAACGCTTTTCAAGGGTTCCTCGTGTACGACCAAGCGTTAAACAACGAACTGGCGTTACGTGGCTGCGTGATTCGCGGGCATCAGACCGGCAGCAATAAGCATGACCAAGAGTTCGGTGTGGCTGCTATGGCTGGGTTGATGACAGGGCATGAGAACGGCACGAACCTGCTCGAGTTCCCGTCGTTGTCTTATGGTGAGGCACCACGGGAGATGATTAACCAGCTGCTTACGTGGTCGCCGCAGGCGACTGCGAAGAAGAACCACCATTACGACCTTGTTATGGCGTTGTGGTTCACGATGCTGGCGTGCCAGGACCGCGACTCGTGGGGCCGTC